TATGTGCGTAAAACACAAAGCGACCAATTTGGCGAAGTGACGGAGTTGTGTAGTAATAATTTGATGGGTTTGAATATTGGCGATTTTATTCATATTGAACTGACCGGGTTTACCGCGGATTATTATGATAATGGAAAGAAATTCAAGGTGGTTGATATTCAGTATAAAAAAGAAGTCACTCATACGGTAAAAGGTACCGAACAAACCATTCCATATAACGTTATTGTTATTGCTGGCCATTATGATTTGGATAACACGAAATCAATTAAATGGGGGATGGCAAAAGATGATGTAACTCCACAAGACATTTTCAGGTTGTCAAAGGGTACATCCGCAGACAGAGCGATTGTGGCAAAATACTGTATTCAAGATTGCAACTTAGTTCATCATTTAATGAATAAGATAGATGTGATTACCGGATATGTAGAAATGTCGCGAATTTGCAGTGTTCCAATCAGCTTTTTAGTATTTCGGGGACAAGGTATTAAATTAACCAGTTATGTGGCAAAGAAATGTCGTGAAAAAGATACGCTGATGCCAGACCTGGAAAAGACTAAGTTCGCAGAAGGTTATGAAGGCGCGATTGTATTGCCACCCAAATGTTCCATGTATATGGACAAACCTGTTGCATGTGTAGATTATTCATCGTTATATCCATCGTCGATGATTAGTCAAAATTATTCACACGATAGTAAAGTTTGGTCAAAAGAATATGATTTACAGGGAAATTTGATAGATGTTCGTGGTGAACGTGATAAAAACGGGGTGTTTATTTATGACAATTTGCCTGAATATAAATATATAGATATAGAATTTGATACGTATCGGTATATTCGTAAAAGCGCCACGTCAAAGGCGGAAAAAACAAAGGTTGGTAAAATGATTTGTCGATGGGCGCAATTTCCAGACGATAAGAAAGGAATTATGCCGTCTATTCTGGAGGAATTATTAAAAGCGCGCAAAGACACGCGCAAAATGATTAAAACGGAAAAAGACCCGTTCATGCAAAACATTCTAGACAAGCGTCAGCTTGGATATAAAGTAACCGCCAATTCTTTGTATGGACAATGTGGTTCGCGTACATCGACGTTTTATGAAAAAGATGTAGCTGCATCGACTACGGCTACCGGTCGTATGATGATTACGTATGCAAAGCGTATTATAGAAGAAGTATATGGCGACCGTGTGTATGATTCCAAGACAAATGGCCGTGTACGCACTCGTGCGGAATATGTTTATGGTGATACAGATTCCGTATTCTTTACGTTTAATTTGGAACACCCAGAAACCGGAGAAAAAATACGTGGCAAACCTGCCTTAGAAACAACTATCGAAATTGCACAAGATGCTGCGAATTTATGTACAAAATATTTGAAACCGCCCATGGGATTAGAATATGAGAAAACATTGATGCCATTTATATTGTTATCAAAGAAACGTTATGTGGGGATGTTGTATGAAGACGACCCCAATAAGGGATATTTAAAATATATGGGCCTTTCACTGAAACGCCGTGATTCATGTGATTATTTAAAAGATGTATATGGCGGTATACTCAACATTTTGATGAAAGAGTACAATATACAAAGTGCGATTCAGTTTTTAGATAAGTCACTAGCAGATTTGGTGGCAGGGAAAGTCAGTATGGATAAGTTGGCGATTACAAAGGCATTGCGTAGTGGTTACAAGAATCCCAATCAAATCGGCCATTTTGTATTGGCGGAACGCATTGGAAAACGAGACCCTGGAAATAAACCGAAACCAGGAGACAGAATGAAATTTGTGTTTATTGTCAATGACACACCAAAAGCCCTTATGGGTGATAAAATAGAAACGCCCGAGTTTATTGTGGAAAATCGACTTAAGATTGATTATACACATTATATTACAAATCAGTTGATGAAACCGTTACAGCAACTATTTGGATTAGCATTGGAACAAATATGGGAGCTGCAAGGTAAGAAATCTGCCATCAAAACGTACCAAACCGAAATGAAACGAATGGAAATAGAGTATCCCGATACAGAAGTATTTATGAAAAAGAAGGAAAAATACTGCTCGGCAAAAATAAAAATATTGTTATTTGATGATGTACTATCAAAAATATATAATCAAAAGAATAATATACAAACCATCACTGCATTCTTTCGGCGTTAATTATATAAAGGTTGCATGCAATTAGTTTCATGTAAAATATTTGGCAATTCCAAATATTTTATTAAGCATACATGGCATATAAAGTATCGTGGCCTATAGTCGAAATTGGTGTACATAATAGTAAGTAAGTAAATAAAGCTGCTATAGTTAAGAAAAGAAAAGAATCCTGTAAATCCATTATGGTTATATATGTTGTATATTTTTTTCTATCAGGGTCAATATATTTCATTGGTATAATTCAAGGGGGTAAATTATGGGAAGAATCAAAATATTCATCATAATGAATGGGTATTTCAAATGAAAGTATCGGTATTTCAGTTTGATTCGAATGACTATGTAAAATTCTAGAAATATGATTTGCATTCGATTCTTGTGTATCGAGCGACATCGCCGCTCTTAGCAAAGATGTAATTGTATCTGCTGTATAGGATTCCGTTAAGTTGTTTGTATGATTTGTATGCATATTATTGGAACTATCACTAAACATAGATGAGTATGTGAATGGTGTATCATTATCATCATTATTATTATTATCATTATCATCATTCTCATCATCATTATCATTATCATCACCATCATTATCATCACCATCATTATCATTATTCGCAGAGGAGGTATAATCGCGAATATCAAATCTACATACGGGGCATCGTACATGGTATTGAAACCAATTCTGGAACGATTCCTCCATAAACGAATGTCTACAATGCCTTATTCGTCGAATTCTATCCCCAGCCTGAAAGTCACATAATGTAATGGGACATCGTGTATTTAATAAGTTACTTGAACCATCATATACAAATAATTCACTCGCATTATTAATTTGTTCGGTTGTTGGTCGTACTACAACATCTTGAAATGCATGGTTAGTGCGAAGTATTGGTCGCGTAGGATAAAGTAAAAATGGGAATAAATTATGTAATGGCGCATTTATGTTAGGATTCGCAGGTTGGTTTGTATGGTTAACACTCGGTTGGGTTTGATTTGTACGAAAAGGGGATGACGAAGGTCGTTCCAATAGAGTTCGTAATACATCCAAATATTCGCGCGTGTTACGGTTATATTCTTGTAATGTTAGATTATACTGATTCATAATAACTGTATTTGACCGAATTAATTCACGGATGAGATGAACAATATCGTCTTCTAATGTGGATATATTTCTGCTGGCTGGGGGCGGAGGTATTGGTTGAACAATATGAGTAGGCCTGGGTAAGTTTCTATCGGTATTATTTGAAGATGGTTGAATAAAATCACGTAAGATGTCGTATATCGTACTATTCATATTTATAGTTTGATGATTATTACTACGCGTTCCATTATTATCCATATGTTAATATAATATAAAGATATATTTTTATATACATTTAATTTCGATATGAACTTAGACAAATATAAAAACAAAGGCATGGTTGGCCTAGAAAACTTAGGGAATACATGTTTTTTAAACGCATGTATTCAAGTTTTGAATAATACCTATGAATTAAACCACATATTAGATACTAACTTGAACGAAAATCATCCGGTAAAAAACATACCTGATAATATAATATTACAGGAATGGAATGATTTGAGACAAATTATGTGGAGTGGAAATGGGATTGTAACGCCACGAAAATTTGTACATAATGTATGTGAAATAGCAAAAAAGAAGGGTCACGAATTATTTACCGGTCATGCGCAAAATGATATGACCGAGTTTTTATTGTTTTTTGTGGAGTGTTTGCATTCAAGCATTTCCCGTCGTGTAAATATAAATATAAGTGGGGAACCGAAGAATGAAGTAGATAAAATCGCAATAAAATGTTACGAAATGTTAAAAAATATTTATTTAAATGAATATTCTGAAATTATGCATATGTTTTATGGTATATATATTTCAGTGATTGAATCAATCCCGGATAAAACCGTGCACTCGATTAAACCTGAAAGTTTTTTTGTGCTGGATGTTCCAGTTGCATGTAACAATATAACATTTACTTCGTTATATGAATGTATGGACCAATTTACGAAACCGGAAATATTAGATGGAGACAATGCATGGTTAAACGATAATACCAAACAAAAAGAATCGGTGCACAAGCAAATAAAATTTTGGAATTTCCCCCCCGTTTTAGTTATTAAAATGAATCGTTTTTCTCAAGATGGGATGCGTAGATTAAATCATATGATTACATTTCCGGTTGACGAGTTAAATCTAACAAAATATGTATGCGGATACAATGCATCTTCCTATATATACGAATTATATGGGTTGTGTAATCATATAGGTAGTGTTACAGGTGGACATTATACGGCCTTTGTAAGAAATGTTGATAATGTATGGTTGCATTATAATGACCGAACGGTAGAAGTTGTCGATAATCCGGAGTTCATGATATCGCCAGCAGCATACTGTCTGTTTTATCGTAAAAAAAATAACAGGGTATAGTATATTCTATTAATTAACATGAGTGAGGCAGATATGGATAAACAAAAAGATGTACTTACCGATAGCAAAAATATTACCGAGTCTATTGAAGAGCAAATGGAGAGTACCGAACCAACTACATCGACTCTGGACAGTACCGAATTCACGGAATATATTTCAAGTTTAGCAACTATGTCGAATATGCTTATATTGCTAGGAATTTTAGGCGTATATTTCATTATTTATTTTGTGTTGGGTAAATTCTTTAATCGTGAGGAAAATCCAAGTGGGTTTAATATGAATTTGAGTAAAACTTTAGACATGTTATTCTTAATTATAATAAGCATTATTGGATATAATTTGTACCAGGCACATCAAACAAATCCCGAGAAAGGAATAGTGGAAGATAGTGTTCAAACAGTATCCGGCTTTATGTTTGCACCAGGGTCTATCTTTACTACCTTATTATTTATTGTCATGTTTTATATTGTTGCCTATTTATTTCGCATACCAATGGATTCTATGACCAAGCCCATTTTTATGACTATTATAGAAAGTGGTGTTTGGATAGTATTAGTTGTACTATTATTTATTAACTTTTTTAAATATATATTAAATATTCCATTACATGGTTCGATACCGTCATTAAAACCAGCAGACGGGTCATTAGATATGGATAAACTCAAATTAGAGAAAAATAAAGACACAAAAGACGCAAAAAGTGAAAAAGACGCAAAAAGTGAAAAAGACGCAAAAGACACAAAAAGTGAAAAAGACGCAAAGTGTGAAAAAGATACAAAAGATGCCACGGACCCAGACGCAGAGGTCTTCAATGTTGCAAATAATTTATATACATATGAAGATGCTCGTGCAGTATGTAAGGCATATAATGCAGAACTTGCTACCTATGAACAAGTCGAAAATGCATATAACAAAGGTGCAGAATGGTGCAACTATGGTTGGTCAGAGGATCAATTAGCTTTATTCCCAACTCAAAAGAAAACATGGAGTACTTTGCAAAAGACGGATAAACACAAGAATGATTGCGGAAGACCCGGTATAAATGGAGGATATATTGCGAATCCATATGTACGTTTTGGTGTAAACTGTTTTGGTAAAAAACCAGAACCCACTGATGCAGATTTAGTTCGATTGAATTCAAAACAGAATCAACTATATCCCAAGACTACGGCAGATATTGCATTAGAAAATAAGGTCGACTATTGGAAACAAAATGCAGATAAAGTGTTGCAATTAAATTCGTATTCTACTACTTCGTGGAATAGACCCGGTGTTACACATAGCAAGAAACTGGAAAATAAACCGGCTTAATGCACAATAAAAATACAATAAAAATAATAACATTTTTTATTGTATAAGTGACTATATCCGGCATTTATCGTATTTTTTTATCAAGTTTATCAAATAATTCTTGATTATACACAAGATTACCTGTCGGTTTATATTGGTCAAGCGGGGTGTACTCTTTCTTTCCTTTTTGTCCATTTGCATTTTTATCATTAAATAGTCGAGAGTTAACATCGTCACCTTCATCGCCTTCTTCTGCATTTAAGTCGCGAATAATATTACCTTTTGCGTCTAATACTTTTCCGGTTTTTTTCTTCACTTCGCTACGAATATAAGAAGGAATCCAATTTGCCCAAGAAACAAAGAGTGTGTTAGGATGTAAATAACGCACATGAAATCCATTGTCTTCAAGCTTTGCGACTAAATAACCCAAACAATCACCTTGATTATACAGGGGTTCACCAAATATATATTCAGGCACTGCAAACCACACATGTGTATCTTTGCAATGACCTCGTGTGACCGCTTTGATTTTATTATGAATTCGATTTAATATTTTATTGAAGATGGATAATTGTTTTAAATCACGTTGGTGATTTTTTTCATATAAGTCATCTATGTTTATTTTTTCGGTCGTTTCTTCATCGGTTGAAAATAAAAAATTTGCCATAATATTTATATTGTAATATGTTTATACAAAAAAACATAAATATATTACGTAATATAACAGTATTAATTATAATAATTTATGAGTATAGAACCCGATACTAAATGTATTGAACGAACAGATGCTGAATACTTGCCAGATACTACCGAACATAATATGAAAGACATACAGCATATTGTTATTTCAGGTGGGGGCACATTAGGTTTTACTTTTTATGGTATTTTACGAGAAGCAAATCAGTACGGTTTATGGAATATTGAACATATTTCCACATTATATGGCACATCAATCGGTTCAGTTTTGTCAACTATATTATGTTTACGATATGATTGGAATGTACTTGATGACTATTTTATAAAACGGCCATGGGCAAAGGTGTTTCATTATGATATACAAAAACTATTTGATTGTGTGCAAAATATTGGTATTTTTGATAAAGAAGTAACCGAACAAATGTTGTCACCCTTGTTGTTAGGAAAAGATATTTTGCCGACGGTTACTATGCTCGAATATTTTCATAAAACGAAGATTGAATTACATATTATCGTTACAAATATAAATAATTTTGAATTAGTTGATATTTCATATAAAACTCATCCCACCTGGAAATTAGTTGATGCCGTACATGCATCATGTGCAATTCCAATTATATATAAACCGATAAATATTGATGGTATTTTTTATTGTGACGGTGGGTTTTGTTCTAATTACCCCATCGATTTATGTATCAAAAATGGAGCAAAACCAGAGAATATTATGGGAATTAAACCGCTGAGAGTAAATAATGAAGCATGTAATATAGAAATGTCGTCATTATTTGATTATGTTACCATTTTCATGAATAACATATTAAAAAAAGTATTTGTAGATACTTGTATAAATATAAAATATACATTTGAAGTGCCAACGAATACAAGGTCGCTTATAGATATTTCAAACGTTGCTGAAAATCGTGTCGTTCGCGAAGAATTAATCCAATCTGGTCGAAACTATTTTTATGCACAGTACCAAAACATGAAGTCGAACGACGGCAACCCCATTTCAAATGAAGTATTTACTTAATCCCCCAACATGACGGTTGAAAAGCTACTAAGAGCACTGGCAGTAACTTTTGAGTCGAAATCAATGATTGTCCCATCGCGGTCCATTTTAACGGTTGGATAGGAATCTACCTGGAATTTATTTATCAACGTATTGCTTGCCGTGTTGTTTTCATCCGTACAATTAACATCTTGACAGTTAAGTTTGTAACCATTGATTATTTTATCGTGATGGGACGTTTTAAAGGCATTCCATTCCGGTTCGGCCTTCTTGCAATGAGGACACCAGTCTGCATGGAAAAAGTATATGACCGCTTCTTTCGTTCGGTCGGTTGAATTTGCAACATCTGCAAATTTGTTGGCGGACTCCGCACGGGTATTCATCCAATAACGAATTGCGTATATGAATACTGCTAACACCAGAATGATAGTAATCGTTCGTTTGTATGGAAGGATATATCGATTAAGTACGTCTAAAATATGCGCCATTCTATACAATACATAAATATATTAATGAGTTGTTTGTTACGAACTAAATACCTTTCAAATATTTAGTGAATTTTATTATATTCGTTTATATAAATACACATAAACTTCGTATCATTGCTTTCGATGCAATCACAAAATAAAACACGTAAAGTATCTAATTCAAAACAGACTTCTAAACCGAGTTTGGATGATTTAACTAATACATATACCACTGCTGATTATAATAGCAACGATGGCATGTTGACATGTGTGTGGGGGCCGTGCATGTGGCACTATTTACACACGATGAGTTTTAATTATCCCGTACACCCAACCAAAAAGGACAAGATTCATTATCGAGAATTCATGTTGGGACTGCAACACATTCTTCCATGCGGGAAATGCCGGACCAATTTATGTGCAAACTATAAAAAATTACCGCTTAAAATGAAGCATATGAAAAATCGGGCGACGTTTTCAAGGTACGTGTATGATTTACATGAGTTGATAAACACCATGTTAGAGAAAAAATCTGGTCTAACGTATGAAATGGTTCGAGAACGATATGAGCATTTTAGAGCACGATGTACAATAAGTGCGAAAAATACAAAGAAACACGCTAAGACGAAGAAACGAGTACGGTTTGCCAATATACCGCAGACGACCAAAGAATCGGGTTGTGTTGAACCATTATACGGGGAAAAATCGAAATGTGTTCTGCAAATTGTACCCTATGATACAAAGTGCGATTCTTTAAGTATTGATAAAGAATGTATTAAACATAAAAATATAGTTAAGTCGTCATTGCATAAACACGAGAATGCAACGAAGTAGTACAACTTTACTATGTTGGTATTATTGAACCATGCATATAATAAGTATCCGCATCACGCCGTTGTAAATCGTATATTATTTAGCAAATTATAGTTTATATGGAACAATATAATAAGATTAATATATATACTGATCTTATTATATTATGTCACAACCTATTCATGCTTCTAATATAACAGAGGGTTTATATCAACCAAATGTTGAATCGAAAGCATCAACAAATATATCTGGTAATGCGACAAACCCATTCGCGAATCCAACGGATGAAATGAATGATAAATTGAAACGTGTACGTAAACAAATACAGTTTTGGGGCGAAAATCCAAATGTTTTACTTCAGCAACCGCATATGTTTGAGTTTTTTCCATCCGCATGTATGACATATGAACAAAAGTTAAATGCGATTACTCGTGCCGTCATTATACTTGCCGGATTAATTTTTATTGTTACGAATAGTTTTCGCACGTTGCTCTTCACCATTGTAACTCTAGGAGCAATATACATATTATACTATTATCATAAGCAAGAAAAGGATAAAATGATGAAAAAACGCGCAAGTGAAGGGTTCGAAAGCGCGCCTGTAACAGAAGAGTTATTTAAGAAACATAACATGCCTGTTCCAGAAGGATTATTTACTGACCCGGATTCGAGTAATCCTTTTGGTAATGTATTAGTCACTGATTATGATTATAATCCGGAGAAAAAACCCGCACCACCTGCGTTTAACAAAAATGTGGAAAAAGAGATTTTGAAACAGGCAAAACAGTTTGTGACCGACGCAAACCCAGACCATCCTAATATTGCAGACAAGTTATTTAAGGATGCGGGTAGCGAACTCATGTTCGAGCAGTCTCTACGTACATTCAACTCGAACCCGTCTACCACTATTCCCAATGACCAGGCGGGGTTTGCCGAATTTTGTTACGGTAGTATGATTTCATGTAAAGAAGGTAACCAATTTGCTTGTGCTCGAAATTTATCGAGACATACAAACTAGGGCTATCGATGATAATCCACGGGTTTAATTTAGGTCATTTTGGACACCGGTCTTTTTTGATAATATTTTTACATCGAAAAATACTATCTCTTTGTATACTATAATAAATTGTAGATAATATGGCCTCTCTTAGTCCTTACACATTTAATAATACTGCTCGTATTGGGGCAGATTCGGTGGACCAAACACAACGTACTGTTGCAAATACCCAATATGCTAACCACATGTTAACCGATTATTTTAGCAGTACTTTAAGCGACCAACATGTGCAATTTGCCATACAACAACCAACTATGAATTTTAATGGGTTGGCGAATGGTAATGGCATTTACAATGCATCTGTCGATAAGGAGTCGATGTTGAAATTGAAACCAACGGAAGAGCGTTCGTTAGAGAAATTGCAGTTGTTTTCACGACCCTTTATCACGGTTCCTTATTTAGGGCGTGGTAGTTGCGACCCTGCATTGGAATCGCAATTGCAACAAGGTGAACCGGTGACTGAGAAAAAGAGCGTTTCGACAATCATGGAGAAATCGTTTGGCGCATATTCGTTGTACCCGACGGATAGTAAAATGGAGAACCAGGTGAAAGATGCATCGCATACGGTGGAAGAGGCGGCGATGGACGGATGGGTCCGTGGTGGTATGTCTACGCGTGAAATGCCTAGCGATGAAATGTCTCGCAAAATGCGCTAAGTATGTTATAACTTAGTAAAGTGGTATATTCTTTTCGGTCGTGTCTTGTAATTTAGGTAAAGTTATATATTATATTTGTTATTATAATATATATACGCATTGATATTTTGTAATGGAAAATAATACAGAAACTTATACATCATCAATTACTGGGAATAAAATCCATATAACGCATGGTAATGGAATATATAAAATGACTGATAAAAACGCTAATACTTTATTTACTATTAGTGATGAGAATATTACCAAGCTTATTGACTTAATTAACAATGATAATTTTGATATAAATACGTTAAGTCTCAATGGCGGGCCGAATAGTTCATCACCAAGACAAACCGACACACAAGGGCCAGTGGAACTGGCCAACTCGCAGACGGACTCCCCGATTTTAGAGTCAAATAAACAGACGGACTCCCCGGTGACAGACTCAACTAAGGAGCAGACAGCAATTACGGATGTTATTACTAAGTTGGTCGACTTTAAACTAGCTATTTTCAATAAATTAAAATTGCCACTTACCGACACAAAATACCAAGATTTATTGAAAAACTACCAAGAGTTGATGACGAGAAATCAAAACATTAATGAAAAGATTAATACATGCATATCCAAGTTAAAAGATAGTTTAAGTAACGTCATCGATAATGTGATTGTATCAAGAGAAGCTGCCCCAGGTTTTTTATCTTCCAAAGAGAAGAAATATAAAACGTGGTTTGACAAATTTAATATTGAAATATCGTATCCAGAAGTAGAAGCAATTGCAAAAGCAATTGCAAATGCAGAAGTAAAAGCAAATGCAAATGCAAATGCAGCACCAGTGGCAGCACCAGCACCAGCACCAGCACCAGCACCAGCACCAGCACCAGCACCAGCACCAGCACCAGTAGAA